GTCGGTGTTGTAGGTGGCGCGCAGCACTTGCTGAAGCAATTCGACACCGGCCAGCGACTTGAGCATGGCGATCTTGTCGTTCTTGCCGGGCGTGGCCGCGATCTGGTCCATCAGGCCCAGAATTTCGTCGGTGTTCATGGTGGGTTTCAGGGACATTGCTTCCTCATTGTTTGGCGTTACGAAGGGCCGCCATACGGCGGGCATATTGCAACGGGGTTTCGCCCGGTTGAATTTTGGGTGCGCCACCGCTGGCCATTTGCGTGACCATTTCGGCAGCCATCTTTACCGGCTCAAAGGCTGGCGCAACGGTGGGCGGAAGAGCCGGCAGTTGCTCGGGCGGGATAGCCGCAATCGCCTCTTTCACCTGCTCCATCGAAGCGCCGGCATTCAGCGCCGCGGTGGCTGCGTTGTTGATGGCCTGGGCCAGTACGTCGGTCTGCAGTTCTTCCTGCAGCTTGGTTGGCACTGGGCGCACCGGCGACTTGACGCCGAAAGGCTTGACCGGCTTCGGGATCAACGCCGGGTCGGTCAGGTTCGTGATCAGCACGCCGAAGTCGCCGGCCACCGACACCGGCAAGAAGGGCTTGCTCGCGCGCGGGAAGTAGAACAGGGCAGTTACCGCCAGTTCCTCTTGCTCGCGCATTCCTTTCGCGATACAACGACCTTCGCGCACGGCGCGCTCGCATTGCATCGTACGTTCGTTGACCCGGCCGCCAGCGATATCGTGCAGACGCGACAGACACGCCGCGTACGATGGACCGCGCTCGACCACCGGGCAGTGACGCAGATAGTAGGCGTTGTCCGGGCCGGTGCTGGCGCTGATCGGATGCTTGACATCGTGTTCGATTGGTTGGTTTTGCATATTTCCCTCCGTTGATTTACCAGGCACCCCAGTTGGCGTTTTCACGCTCGGTGGTGCCTTCCTTTTCTTTTTGAATGCTCGCGTAGTGAACGAAGCAGCGCAGCTTCCAGACCAAGTCCTTCTTGATCGCCTCTTGAACGCGCGGTGAAAGGCGATCGACAAAATCCGATACACCTCGCCTCTCGCCAATTTTTCTGGCCGACCTGATGACGTCGTCGCTCATGGTGGCCATTACCAGCTTGCCCAGTTCTCGCCGCGGTCTGGTTCTGCCGGCGGTTCGCCCTCGCCTTCACTGACGATGTCGTCATCGAGGCTTGATCCATCTTCATCTGCATCCATCCCGAAATAGTTCAGGATTGCCATATCATCGCCAGCCTGGTAATGCTCGGAAAGGTGATGTGCAATTTCCCTTTCCGTCATTTGGCGACTAGAGACGGCGGCGGAACAAATGAGACGACCAAGACCGAAAAATGGCGGGTCTTGGTGGTCGTATTTACCCTTGCCGGATCTGTACTTGAGCTTGTCATTGATGATTCTGTCGCGCTCCATCGCCGTTACAAGAAGCGACCCCTTGACCATCTTGTTTTGACCGCCACCGGTATTTGCGGCGATTTTGCCCCAGCGCTGAATCAGAATTGACGGCCCGGCATCCGACGACGGCAGCCTTTCCGTAATCACGACGGTTTCGTAGAACTTGGTGCCGCCGTCATGCTCCAGATAATTCAATTCGACATCAAAATTTTTCATGCTCTATCCCTTTGCGCACATCGCGCAGACCTATACATGATAACGGGCACCGTCAGGAGCGACAAGTCAGCCCTGACTGAGTCGCCTACCGACGCCCGTACATCAATTTCAGCTTTGTCGCACTGGCAGGCGTAAGTGCAACCGATTTGTAGAATGCCGCACGCACTTCGTCGGCGGTGACTTCGTTGGGGTCTTTACCGTCTGGCAGAATCGCAATGCGCACCATGAATCCCGCCTGGCGCAACAGCAAGCCGGCATCGACGGCGTCGACAATCGCCCTCGCTTCGCCATCCCACATGATAGAAATCATGCCCAAGCCTTCGGCTTTAAGCTGCAGCAGGCGCGCCAGCTGACTGTCTTCGCTGCCGTACGACAGGTGTTTGCCGAATGTACCAACCGGCACAACATCGCGCAGGTTCATATCGCCATCGAGTGCGATCTTGATGGCGGCAACGTCAAACACGCCTTCGCCCAGCACGACATGCTCGGCGCCGTGCGCATTGTGTCCGTTATAGAGCACCGATCCGGTTGACGCGAACCCTGGCGGGAACAGGTACTTGCGGTCGGCGGTGCCGGTGATGTCGCGCCCCTGAAACGAGACCATCTGGCCTTCCAGGTCGAAAATGGGGATGATGACCCTGTTGCTGTAGTCCTGCTCCAGTGGGTCGCCATTGGGGTCAAGGTAGGGGAACTTGCCGTGGTGCGAGAAACGCAGTTCGAAATACTGCGCGATATCGGCGGTAATGCCGCGGTTGTCCAGGTAGCGCAGGTTGCGTCCATTGTGCGGCAGCTGAATCGAGTCGGGCATCGTCAGCGGGCCGCTACTGGTTGCCGCGGACTTGATTCGCTTGGGACGCCAGCCCTGCGTACTGGCGAAGTGCTTGATGTGGTCGATCGTGGCGCGCGCGGTGCCGCCCAGCGTGGCGTGAATGAACTTCCACTTGTTCAGCTTGGCCTCGCAATCGCCGTGAAAGCAGTTGCCCAGGCCATTCTCCTGATTCATGAAGACCTTGTACTTGCTGTTTCCGCAAATCGGGCACTCCTTGATGTTGAACTGCGGGCCGCTTCTGCCGCGCGTCGACCGATACCGAATGCCCTCGGCGTCCAGCCAGGCTTCCATGTCGATCGTGTCGAGCGCTTCCTGCAGTTCGGTATTGCTCACCCTGCTCATGCAACGTGCCTCCAGGTCTTGCCGGCCTTGATGTTGCGAATGGTTTGATCCGATACCTGATACCGGTTGGCCAGCACGCTGTTTTTTTCGGTTGAATGGCGAATTGCACTGACCATCTTGTCGACCAGCTTGGCATTGCCGTTGTTGACATAGTTCTCGCCGTCACGACTTGCGCCATACGCCAGGTTGTTCAGCAGGTTGTTATCGGTGTCGCCATCAAGGTGTACCGCCTCTTGACCTTCCGGCGCAGGCCCGACAAACGCCAGCAGCATCAGGTCCGCCACACGTGCGATGGTGCGGGTGTCGCCTTTCGTCAGCGTCACGACAAAGTGGCCATACGAGCCGACCATTTGACACAATGCCTTTTCCCGCAAATGGCGCGTAACCACCCCTACCTGAACCAAGCGCGCACTTGAGCGCACCCGTCCCAGACTGGACACGGCGTAGACCCCTTCATAGCCCGGCAGAGGGCGCCATTCTTCATTCATGTCAGAAACCCTTAACCAGCATGCGAATCGCGCGCAGGAAGCGATTGGACGGCTTGTACGCGGCAACGACGATGTCGCGGGCTTGCGAAGTTACGGGCACCCCGATTTGCGGGAGACACTTTCCGACCGCCAGGCAGATGTCGCTCAGTTGCGACAGCAGTTCGCCGCCTTCGCGCAGCGCCTGTTCGCTCAGTTCACGCTCAGCCTTGAGTGACTTCGCCAGTTGCTCGTTTTGCTGCTTGAGAACGTCAATATCGATGCCGCGCTCGTCGTGTTCGTCCTTCAGATCAGCCATGCTGTCGCGCAGCGCAGCATTGTCATGACCGAGGCTGACAACCTGCTTAAGCACGTCGGCCAGCTGTTCTTCCAGCCGAGCGACATAATCTTCAGCCTGGTCGCGACCAACCAGTTCCGTATGACCCATTTGCTGAATCGGCGCCGTCAGAATGACGTTGAATTCCTGCCCCTCGGTGCTGCGAGGAATATAGCCACGCGTGTTCAGTGCCTCGTTCATGTTCTCTCCTATTCGATGCGCACGATGCTGGCGATGAACTTCATCTTGGCCAGTTCCTGCTTGATGAAAATGGTGAAGCCGCCTTCCTGATTTCGCGAAGCGGCGAAATACAGTCGTGCCTCGCCGGCAGCGCGCTCTTCATCAGTGACGTTAATCGAAATCATAATGTCGACGGTGCGGACTTTGTTGTAATCGTCTGCAACGTGTTCACCCTTGAGCACAACAGCCTTGCTGCCTTCGCGATTACCCTGCGTAGCAGTCAGCATGGCCACGTTTTCTTCGGAAGCGATCGCCCGCAGCGCCAGGTAAATGCTCTTGCTGTTCTCGATCGTGTCCTGGGTGCGAAAGTCCGGCGCCATGATGTCGGCATAGTCGACGATGATCAGGTCGAACTGAATCGGTGGCGCGATTGTGCCATCCGGCATCATGCGCGGCGACTTGTAGCGCTCGATGCGCGCCTTCAGTTGCGACGGCGTCAGGGTGCCAGAAGGGTATTCGTGCATCTTGATCACGCCCGCGCGCGGCATGATGGCCTTGATTCGGCCCGACACATCGTGCATGCGATCCACCAGCATCTTGACTTCGGTGTCCGACATGGTGGCGTCCATACGCTCGGAGATAATCCGGCTGGACACTTCGCAACTGGCGTAAAGCACATTGAAGCCTGCCAGGCTGGCCGCTTTGGCAAAGTTGATCAGTGCCGTGGTCTTACCCGACTTCGGGCCACCTAGCAGTACTGCCAATTCCTTGCGACCCCAGCCCATATGATACAGCAGCGCGTCGATGTCCTTGAAGCCGGTGGTGATGCCAGTCGGGGGCAATTTGCCAGCCTTCTTGTCGGCGCGCTCCGCGGTGCGGGAATCAATTTCGCTGTAGTAGTCGTATTCGTCGCCGTCGGTGTTCAGGCCGACTTCGCACGCAGCCTTGACCTTCTGGGCGATTTTTTCCATGTCACCTTTGCCAAGCAGTTCGACCGATTCAAGGATCGTCGCCTGCATGGCCTGGTGCCGTACGAATTCGGCAACGCGTTCAGCAATCGGCTCGCCGTCGGACAGGTCGGCCGCGGGGTCGAAGCACGCCTTGAAAGCCTCGATCGCAACGGGCCGGATATCCGAACGGATGATCTTGTCGCGAATATCATCGGCAAACATGGTCTTGGCCAGCACCGCGGTGGGTACGGTGCCGTAGCGCTGGTAATAGCGCAGGGCGATGTTGACCATTGCCGCTTCGCCGGAATTCTCGAAGTAGGCTGGCTGCAGCAGGTGCGCCGCCTGGCGCATGAAGGCAAGGTTGCGCATTGCGTGAATGGCAATCTTGGTCTGGAACTCTTCGTCGAATTCGAATTTGGCCAGGGCGATTGCGTCGCTGTTACCGGCAGCGATGGCCTCTGGTGAAGCACTGGCGCTATGGGCCGGGTCGTAGCGTTCAGCAATCAGGCCAACGACTGCGCGCTGTGCGGCTTCGTTGTCAGTGACATGCTGTTCGATCATGCGGCGGCTCCGATGCGCGGCGTGGTGGTGTAGAACTCGCTGATATCGTGCTTGAACAGCACATGGTCGTAAGCCTGCCTGACGACCGCCAGCTGTTCATTCGACTCTTGAACCGCCGTCACGTTGACAGTCAGTGTGTATTTGTCGCTGTGCTTGAGCTTGCCGTGATAAATACGGCCGGACGAAATCATTTCGATGATGATGTCGGCGTTGGACAGCTGCAGCGCCTTCAGGAAGGCTTCGTGACCCTTGGCCTTGACGGTCGGGGATTGCTCCTTGCTGCCACGCTGAACGGGGGCCGGCGCACGCGCCGCAGCCTTGGTGCCGGCAGGGATGGCGATGGTGCGACGGTCGGCCTTTTCCTGTTCGGTCATACGGCGACCGTCTTCGATTTGCTGCCGACGAATCGTCGCTGCATCCATATCGCGCTTCAATTGATCGTGGTAGTCCATGTTGTTTCTCCGTTATTTGTAAGTGCGAACCGCTCGCATGACCCGCTTATTATAGTTCAGCGCTGACTTATGCTGTCAAGGACATGCTGATCGCCTCATTGATCGCACTAAGCGGCAGCAGCTGCAATACGGCCTCGATACGCATGGCGTCGTATTGGTACAACGCTGTTCGAATGGCAAACTTGGGGTGCGCGCGCTGCATGATGCGTTCGGCCAGGTGGCGCTCGTACGCCAGTTGGTCTTCGGCGCCGACAAAGCACGCCGCGGTGTATCGCGACAGCTTGGCCCATTGAATCTTGCCGCGCTGCTCCATTTCCCACAGGTTCGCCACCTCAATGATCAATTCGTCATTGTTAAGGACATGCGAGGGCCGCGGTGGTTGACGCCAGCCGTTCGCTGCGCACCAGGCCATTGCGTGACGGCAGAAAAAGTCGTAACGCATGCCCAGTTCGTCGATTTTCTGGCGCAGCCGCCAGAACGACTTGACTTCCCGGCATCCCATGACGTCCTTGCCCTTGAAAGAGGCCATGAACCGCTTCTTGCGGTCGAAGCATTCCCCCATGTGCTCGCCGTAAGCCCGATTGAAGCAGTGGGCGAGCAGGTAGGTTGCCATCGTTGGGTGCAGGGGCCGGTAGTCGAACCATTTGCTTTTATACAGTTCAGGTTCGCGGGCAAGAAACTTGCGATCGATCCTGGCGATTGCCAGGGCATCCCGGGCTATTTCTTCCATTTGCATGCCGAAGAACGGACCGTGAATCAGCTCCAGTTCCTTTTCACTTGGGTACTGCATGGGGACTGCCTCCCTTTTCGATAAATACTTTAATACTTCATTACTTACGTATTGAGTATAGATATAACTTATAGAAAAGGGGTGGACTACCCAAGCTCCACCCCAAGTCTAGCAAGGACCGGAACGACCGGCCCTGAACATTTTAATCCTGCAGCGACGGATGCACGCGCGGCGCTTCCACTTCGTAGGCTTCGATCACTTCCTGCACAAACCCGGAGCGAACAACGTCCTCGACGCGGAACTTGACCACCTTCACGCCGTTGATGTGGAACAGACGTGCCGCGGCATCCACCAGGCCCGACTTGCCCTTGATGTCCACCTGGCTTTCGTCACCGTTGATGACCACGGTAGCGCCCTGGCCGACGCGGGTCAGGAACAGCTTGAATTGCTCAGGGGTGGCATTTTGTGCCTCATCCAGAATCACGAAGGCGTTCTTGAAGGTCTTGCCGCGCATGTAGGCGAATGGTTCGCACTTGATGCGACCTTCCTTGATCAAGTATTCGACGAACGACTTGCCCAGACGCTCTTCCAGCACATCGCGAAACGGGTCGAAGTACGGATCGAACTTCTGTTCCTTCTCGCCTGGCAGGAAGCCCAGGTTTTCGCCGCCAGCTTCCACCGCCGGGCGGGTCAGGATGATCTTTTCGACTTCCTTGTTCAGCAGTGCCTCGGCGGCGATGCAACCTGCCACGTAAGTCTTGCCGGTGCCCGCTTTACCCAGGCCGAACACGACACTGCCGGCGCGACGCATGGCGGAAGCGTATGCGCGCTGACGTTCGGTCTTCGGTTCGAATGGCTGCGGCTTGGAGCGCGCCGGCGGTGGCAGTGCGCTTGCCATCGCTTGTTCGGGGAGCATCCCTGCATGTTTTTCAACGCGGCGGGATTGGTGCTTGGTTTGCTTCTGGCGCATGGGGCATTCCTGATGGATGGTCGGAGGCCTCACTATAACTCAGTGCTGACTGATCGAACAGTAAGAAAAAGCCGCACATGGCGGCTTTCTTTACTTGGCTTGTCGTTTCAACCAGGCATTTATTGCATCGACCAGTGCATCGTGGCGCTGGGCCAGGTCGCGGTACATGCCGGTAACGACGAAGCTGTCGTCGGCCAGTTCCTTGAGACCGATGGTAGTCGGTTCGTCATCGGCTGCGTTCGGGTCAACGGCCAGTGCCGGCAGCGGTCGGCTCTTGTTCATTGCGGCTGCCGGCGGTACGAAGCTCGGCCCCGGAACGGGCGGCGTTGAGCAAGCGGACAGTCCGAGCATCCAGTACAGGAGCAGAATCAGCAGGATCAACTTGATCAGCCAGGATGGCAGGCCCGGGGTGGTCGGCGGTAGGGTGTTGGTCATGGTTAGCTTTCGGATAGGTGGGTTTTGCCAGGCGCTGCGCGGCTTCCTGGCGCATGGGGTCGATACGGTCATGGTCGTCATGAATCACGCTGTCGATCTTGACGCTGGCCTCGATCGCTTGGTCGATCGCCTTGGCCGTATCTTTCTTGTCCGCCTGCAGCTGCTTGACTTCCTTTTTGGCATCAATCGCGCCGCGCACATACCAGCCCATGCTGAACAGGGTCAGCATGACGATGACAGCCAGCGCCGGGCCGCGTAGAAGCGATTTCACTTCGCCTCCAGCGGGCGCGAGGTCGCGAAGCGCAACAGCAAATTGGCGACGACAGCGAGCGCCCCAACGGTCTTGTAGATGTTCTCCGGGATGAACTCGCGCAGTTGCGGGAGCGCTGCGAGAATCTGATCGGTGAACGGCAGCAGCACCAGCAGCAAGGCGTTCATCAGAACGACCTTGGAGCGCCACGCATTGAGCAATTTGTCGGTAACTTTTTGCATGCTTACTCCTTGATGACGGAATAGATGGCGCGCAGTTTGGCCAGGCGGGAAATGAAGCCGATGGCATCACCCTGCGCGGTGGTTTTGCGCCCGATGTTGACCACGTCGCACACGCCATCGAAATCATCGTGGTCGGCGTAATCGTTGCAGCCGCGCGTCTTCCAGAACCAGGCCGCGGAAAGACAGGCGCCTTGAGCAGTGCGCAGCCAGGCGCCAATCTCGTCTGGACGCTTGTTGAAGTAGGTCGCGCACGCCATCTGGTTGGCTTTGAAAGTCAACTGGATGAGACCGGCGCCGCGGTAGCGCCAGCCGTCGCCCGACTTTTCATCGCCATTGCCGCCGCGCAGGGCGTAGACACTGTTGGCGATCTTCTCGGGGTTGCGGGCGTATTCCAGTGCGCGCTTGTTGTCGAAGCGGCGCGGCCAGGTTCGCATCAAGCCTTCGGCGCCATAGTTCAGGTTTTCCTCGACGGTGCGCAGGTCGCCCGATTCATGCCCGATGGTGGCCAGGAACATGCACAGACGCCGGCGCGAAGTGATTTCGGCCAGCTTCAAGGCGTCGTTCAGGTGATCGAGAAACAGCGCGGCGCGCGGCCCTGCCAGCGGCATGCACGCCTGCAGTTGTGCAAGTGTGAGTTGACGCGCCATGATCAGTGCGAGAATTGCTTGATGACCTGGCCGCCAATGTAGACGGCGCCAGAACCGAAGGCCGCCCACATCCATTTCATCGCGGTCGAAATGCCTTTGATGTTGGCTTCGAACTTGGCCTGCTCCAGCACCACGCTGTTGACGCGGTCGTCCATCTTGTCTTGGCGGGTGATCAGCTTTTCGATCGCCGTGTTGGCGATCAGGTTGCGCTCTTCCAGGACGGAGAGCTTGGTCAATGCGACTGCCATCTGGGCAAGCGCACCGCGGATATCACGCATTTCATCCTGCAGGTTTTGCAGGCGGTCTTGGTCGGGCATTTGTCATCCTTCTGAGATTTGGAAGTCGACCCTTGACACTCGCTCGCAAAGAAGTCTGCCGGCGATTCTATCAGGAAACAGCCGGCAGAAGTAAGTAACGACTGACTTATCTGTTAAATTAAATCAGCAGCGTCTCGTCTGATGCCAAGGTGCGTAGCTTTCCTTGATCAAGTACAAGCGGAATGCCTTCGCTCGCGAGGCGTATTCTCATCTGACCTTGGTACAACACCAGCGGTCTAACGTTACCCAGGCCACCTGGGCTTTGTACGATCTGCCCTTGAGCATTCACATATAAAGCCGGAGTCATCTTGCTGCCCACCGCTACTGGCGATGCAAGAACTGCCGAACGATTTTTGTAGATTTGCCATGGGTTGTCACTCCAGGCCTTTACCTCGGCGGAAGAGAGTGAACGATTCCATATATCGAGACGATAAATTCTGGAAAGATTTTCCACCATTTCGTCTTGAATGCCTCTTGAACCAAGGTAGTATTGCTGGCTCAAGTCAAAACCGGAATACGGTCTGATTACAGTCCCGGAAGGGATGCCGTTTATGTAAAACGACAATTCGTTGCCGTCAAATGTAACGGCAACATTAATGTCTGTATTGGTCTGGACTTTTCCTGTCGAAGTGCCTAGTGAAACCACCTGACTGCATAGAAGCTCAAGTTCCCCACTCCAGGCTATTCGAAACTGAATGCCTCCGCCCGTACAGCCATAAATTGTAGGCGTACTAATAAGTGATGCGTAATTGATTCTCGCCAGAATTGAGAATGCTTGACTTCCAGGCGAGCCAGACCCCGAAGACGATCCAAGTCTCAAGTGTTTGCTGGTCGTCGTTCCGGTCCCGGAGTCGTCGAAATTTATATACCAGCCTTCCGGCCCGAGTTTCCACTGATTGCCGTGTGTAGTTGCCGGGATGCCGTTTCCAAAAACCCCATGCGCGTTGCCTGCCGAGTCATAAGCGGACAACCAGTCGAGAACATTCAAACCCCAACTGTGAACAAGCCCCCGCGTGATTTGGTTGTCACAGCTGATCGGCGCAGGATATTGCGGCTGCTGATTTACAGCGCGCGAGCGGGTATTGATCATGTCAGGGTGCGGCTTTGTAAGTGCGAGGCGTAACCTTCAGGGTCCAGCCGGTATTGACGGCGATGCCAGTGCCATTGTTGTGAACGTAATATTCAGCCTTCGATGGCACATCATAGGCAAGAAGCTCCATCACTTGAAGCGACGTGACGTTGTTCACTACAAAAGTTCCGATAAACCGCGTGGGTCTCGTCGTCTCTGGAATTTCGGAATCCAGCGTTCCGTCGATATCCATTGGACGAGCATACAAGGCAAGAACGGCACCCTCGACAGGAGCGGAAGCGAACGTGGCAGCCAGAACGAAAACAGCATCTGGATAACCATTGCCGTCACTTCCCATTTGGTCATAGGCCGTGGTGGATTTTACCAGCGAGCCATTTGCAATACTTGCCCCGGCAGATTCTAGCGTTTTTGTCGTTCCTTTAACGACGATGGTTTCTCCGCTCACAGCGTCATCCTATTCTCGGCTTTGTTCAGGGCGGCAGACACTGCATTGAACGATAGTGGATCAGATACACGCCCCAGGTTCTTGATCTTTTCCAGTTCGCTTGCGAATTGCGGCAAAGCCTTCTTCAGATCATTCAAAATACCTTGCGCACTTTCCAGCCCGGGATTGAATACACCACGACGTAGCGAGTCCATGCCCCAGTACACGTCTCGATTTATTTGACCAAGAGCATCAACGGCATCGAGAAACGCGCCCCCATTGGGCTTCATTACCGCAATGACGGTGCCGACGCCGACCTCAATCGACATCAATCTTGTACGACCGGCCGACAACACTGCGGCAATTGCCACATCATTGCGGTTGACAAGATGCGGCTCGATTGCCGCAATCTCATCTTCCGTCAATGGCCGGTTCACAATGCTCTCCAGAGCTATTTGCTGTTCCGGCGTCATGCTTAGCCTACGGTAATCGGACGATTGGACTGGAAATTCACCGCCGTTGCCGAAACGGCAAAGCCCAGACACTGCTGAATATTTCCGCTGGCGCTGGGTACGGCTGCCGCACCCTTGCCGGCGGTAATTTGCAGGAACACGTCGCCAGGAACTTGACCGGTAACTTGGTCGTTGGTGCCTTCGAAATACACGGTGGCTGCTGCGCCGGAGGCGGCGGCGGCTTTCACGAAGCCCATTGCGTGCTTACCGCTAACGGTGGCGTCCGCCTTGCGCACCTTGAATGCGCCAGAACCGCCATCGAACACGTTGACGTAGTCGCCCGCCGCCAGGGCTTCGGAGGCAATGATCGAAGCAACGTCGGCGCCAATGCCGGTCGGCATGACGGTTGGGTCCAGACGCCCCGAGCCATCGAGCGCAACGACTTTACCCGCATCGCCGGCGCCAGCAGATTGCACCTTGGCGTTCA